CGTTGAGAAGTTCGGCCTGGGCTTGGTAATCCCGCTGGATGGTATCGATCCGGGTGCGGGCTTCTGCGAGTTGGTCTTCGATGGTGGTGTCCATTGACCGTGCGCCCGTGTCAACCGAGGCGTGATAGACGCGCAGTCGGCGCATGGCTTCGGCACGATCCGGGACCATGCCCGCGAGGTTATAGCGTTGGGCCTGTTTGCCGCTGAAGGTCTGGCCTTCCATGGCCTCGGCCGGGATTGATCGCCCCTTGGCCAACACCGCCGCATGGAACTCCCCGGCGATTTCCGCGAGGTTGGAGTTGATGAGTTCCCGCTGGTCGTCGGTGAGCGGGGTGCCCGGTGCGCCCATCGCCTTGTATTTGCCGACCGAGAAGACCTCGACCTTGATGCCCGCCTTATCGAGGGCGGTGCTGTTGTCGATCACCGCTTGCACCACGCCGATGGATCCAACTTGGGCCGACGGGGTGGCGTAGATGGCGCTGGCTTGGCTCGCAACCCAGTAAGCGGCGGATGCCATCAGACCGGAGGAGAACGCATAGACAGGCTTTTGCTTGTTGAGCGAAGAGACGGCAGCGGCAAGTTCCGGAGTGCCGGCCACGGTGCCGCCTGGAGAGTCGATGTTGAGAAACACCGCCTTGATGTCGTCACGCGAACCGGCTTCACGGAGGGCCGCGCCGATGTCCTCGGAACTGGTGGCACCGAAAAACACGCGGGCGAACAGATCTGGCTTGCGGAGGATCGGACCTTCGATGGCGACCACACCGACGCCGTCCTCGATGGAGAGCAGGGAACTGGACGGCTGGTGCTGGGGAAGGGATCCACCGCGATCCACGAACGACCGCACGTCGGCGGCCATAGCACGCAGGGCATCGGGCTGGATCAACCACTCTTTATTTTGCAGGAGCACCGGATTCACGCCCGGTTGCCGGTGTCAACGCCGAGCCTGATGGCTTCCAGAGCATTTCGACCGGCACGCCGTATTTGAGGGCGGTTTCGAGGATGAGCTTCGCATCGCTGGCGCGGCGTTCGATCTCCTCGCCGAAGTCGGCACCGAGTTCCTGGAAGTGGTCAGATAGAGTTTTGAGGCCCATCTCCACGTCGGCGCGGTTCTGTTGGGCTTCACGTCCGGCGTCCACTGTCACACGCTTGGGCGGAACGGAACTGATCTTCCACCATCCTTCGATGGGCGGCAGAAGTCCGCGTGAAATCGCGTCGCCAATCACATAGGCCCATACCGGGCGGATCAATCGACGTTCGAGAATCATCTGGCGGAATGAGAACCGACGATCCGCCTTGGCCACGATCAAACGCACGCCCGCGCCGCCGATCTTGCTGGAATCTGCCGCGAACTCGAAAGGAATCATGCCGAGCGCTGAATCACGCCGCAGGTGTTCCAGGAAGCCAGTGAACGTGGGCGATGGGCGATTCGACTGGAAGCTGTCGAGGGATTCGTCGGGTTTGAGAGCGATCAATTTGCCGCCGACAATGCGTTGGAGCGAAACCGGATCGCTGGATTCAGCTCCGCCGGTCGCCCCACCGACCACGAAATCACCGTTGTCATCCAGTTCGCCGCGTGCTGTTTTGAGGATGCGCGACACGTCGGCATTGTCCTTCACCGCATGTTTTTCCAGTGCCAGCAACTCCATTTCGTCGAGGACGTGGTTGATGGAATGCTGAATCGTCGGATGCGAACGAACGCCGCCCGCCCATTCCGGTTCATGGATGTGAAGAATCGCCGGGGCCGGCAGATCACGCCCCTTGCCGTTGTCTTCCCGCACTCGATAGAAGATCGGTGCGCCCCAGGCATCGAGACCCACGCCGTCGATGGTGTCCTTCGAGCCGAACTCGTCACCGATGCGATGGGACTCGATCAACTGGATGCGTGGTTCACCCTCGGCATCGCGGGTTTTGTGAATGAAGTATTCGCCGTCGATGTCCATGCCGCGACAGACCAGCGCCTGGCATTCCTCGAACGAAAACCGGCGCGTCACCTCGCAGCGGGCGGACCACAGGGAAAAATACGCTTCGGCGGCACGGTTCCATTCCGGCTTGGATGATTGTGCCTGGACGCGGATGCCATCGCCGGTTGAATAGATCGCCATGTTGGCGACTAGTTCCCGCATGAATCCGCTGTTCTTGTGAAGGTAGCGCGACTTGCGAACCAACTCGGTGCGAACACCAGGCGTGAGTTCGTTGCGGGCATCAGTGGGCGAGGCTCCTGGCACGCTGCCACGGCGGGGCGACCAGTTGGCTGCCTCGAACGGAGATCCCCACGCCTTCGGCACGAGGACGGGCGGCAGCCAACGCATGGCGATTTGTTTGAGGCTGGTCATTTCGGGAGGTAGCCAGAGATGAAGGAGGCGACGGCGATGCGGGGTTTTCCGTAGGTGGCCGGATCGAGCACACGGAGCGCGTGGCCGCATTCCTCAAGCACCTGATCGACTGGCATTGTGAACTGCTTGGCGGTGGAAGTGTCCGCGTCGTTCCAGTTCATGATGGTCTTGCCTTCGAGAATGAGTTCCTTTGCCCGCCGCTGGATGGCGAGCACCTCTGAAACTGTGAATCCGGTGATAAAGAGTCCGCGGGCCATGAATGATTGCAGTTGTCAACGGGCCGTGGTATCAAATGTCTGGCCGCTCCCAGGGCCGGGTGAATATGTGTAACCCGAAACTGCGTAGGACCAATGGCGTCATGATCCGTCTTGGTTTCACCGGCTCACCTTCCGCTCCCTGTGGATTTATTGCCGGAGATTGATCTTTGTAATCGTTCTCACGCCCACCACTTGCCGTCTTTCACACGTTGGCGTGCTTCGGCCAGCGTGCATTCGGTTTTGATCTGAATATGCGGAATGTCTGGAAAGTTCTTCCAACGTCCGCCCCATTCGAGCCCGAAGGATTCGGCGATCCTACCGCAGCTTGCCATCAGCGGGCTTTCCCAGTGCGGTTGGCCCTTGCCATCGAATACGACAAAATCCCAGGCCACGCCGAAGTTGTGCCACGAGTATCCGGGCTGGGCATTGGTGACCTTCGGCCCCGGTGCCGTGCGCCCTTTCGCATACAACCTCGCCTGTTCCTGGTAGGTGCGGGTGCCGCAGATGATTTTCACGTTGATGCCTTTCCACAGGCACTTGGACAGCCACTCGCGGGCTTTGATTTGCGCGGCTGGAATTAGCGTGGCGATGTTCACCGCGGATCGATGGTCGATGTCCATGGCTTACTTCGAGGTGTGGGGTTCGACGATGATTTCAAAGCGGCCGTCCGGGTGGACCTTGATGACGCCGTCGCGGGTTGATAGGCGACCGGTGATCGGAGGAGTGACGCAGGACGGCAGCAGGAGCGACAGGGCGGCAAGGAGGATTTCTTTTCTCATGGCTCCTCTTCCGGGGTGTCAACTGGCGAGGATGCCGCCTCCCGACCCACGATCTTGAGCATGGTGGCGGCGGCGACCTGCATGGACTCGTTATCCATGTAATGGTTCGGCCGTGATCCGATTTGCTCCCACATCCACCGGCCGCCTTTTTTGATCCGGTGCTCGCTTTCCATTTGGGCGAGGTATTCGTCGTCGATGTCGTCGGGCACTTCCCAAACCGGGCCGTCGTCCGGGTTTTGATTTCGGCGCAGGCGGGCGAGAGTGTCCTTGATGTTGAGGTTGGACCAGTAGAACACCGAGCAGGTTTGTCCCCGGCCCAACACCACTTTGCGACGTGGCGAATAGAACCGTTCCACCGACTTCCGGCCCTTGACCTTGTGGGTGAAGGTCGGCCGTTTATCGCCCTTGAGGGCTGTCCATCCGTGGGCCGCGCATTCGCGATAGACGTCATAGGTAGCGTAACCGGCATCGACAAACACCAGATTCGGATGGATGCCAAAGCGTTCCTGGACGTTCTCCACGTCGTTGAAGCTCAGCACCCGCTCGTTCCAGATCAACCGACTGGATCCGTCCTCGGCCCATGCGCGGACAATGAGCCACAAGTGATCCATCTGGCAATCCACCGTCAGGATGCGCAGCGGACACGCGCACGGTTCGCCGGCCGGGACCAATCGCCCATGGGCATCCACGCCCGCCTCGCCGTCCCAGGTTTCGCCTTTGAGGTAGCCGCCCGGGACGATGTCCAGTTTGTAGTCTTCCAGATACTCGCGCCAGGCCAACGCCAGACGTTTCTGGTAGAACTGCTGGATCAAACTCACGTCGCCCTTGCGTGCGGCGGCCTTGGCGCGGAGGTAGAGTTCGGCCAGCCGGCCCCAGCTCATTGCGCACATGGCATTCCAGTGGAATCCGGTGTTTTCCTTGGGTGCGTTCGGGTTGGTGACGACGTAGCGGCCCGATAGATTCAGTTCGCGGCGGGTGCGGTCGCTGTCCTCGAAGTAGTGATTGCAGGACGCGCAACGCATCGAGGTGGTATCGCGGACTTTCTGGAAATCCCACTCGCCGGTTTCGTCGCGGGCGTCTTTGCTCCACTCGACTTGCTCCCATTTGAAGGGTTGGCGCTGGTGGCAATGCGGACACTCAAACGTCCACACCCGCATGTCGGTTGCTTCATGTTTGCGGTGGGTGTCGTCGTCATCCTCGCCGCCCTGGCTCATGAACAGGCATTTGCCCAACCAACCGAACGCTGTGACACGGGCTTCGGCTTCGGCCATGTGACCGGTCGGCCAACGCCATGTTTCATCGCCGATCAACCAGCGAATGGAACGACGCTGAAGATTGGTTTTGTTGTGCGCCCCCAGCACCCAAAGCGTCATGCCATTGGCGAAGTGAACGGTGGCGACGCGCTTCTTGTGCCGGTTCGCGGGATAGAAGGCGCGGACGGGCTGACATTCGTCGAACAGCTTTTGCAAGCGGCTCTCACTCTGGTCTTTGGCGTCGTCATCTGTCTGGTCGAGCCACAGGGTCGGGCCGGGGTGGTTGGCGATGATGTGGGCGAGGCCGAGTTCCCCGACGCTGGTTTTGCCGCTCTGGATCGCGGCGATGATGCTCACGATCCGGATTCTGGGATCGACCAAAGCTTCCATCGGTTCACGCATCCAAGGTGAATTGGCCGAACGAAAGCGACCTGGGATGGGAGAGTATGGAATCGAGGTGATGTGTTCCTCGCACCATGCCCACGGGGGACGACGATCCGGTGGACGCCAGGCATTCCGCCAGATGCGTTCGAGTTTCCTGCGTGCGGGTTCGACGGTTTTCATTCGCCCTGATGGAGTATCGTCAACACCTCGTCAATGGCGCGGCGGGCTTCCTCCTGAATGCCGGTGGCGTCGAGTCCTGATAGAATTGGCGGCAACTCCTGTTCAAATTTCTTGCGAAGCATCGATGTTGCCTGCGCCACGAACTCGGTCCATGCCTGCCGGACTTCCTCGACGGCCACATAGTCACCGCGTCGGATGCCAAGCCGTAGTTCCCGTTCCTCGACTTCCGCTAACAGCTTGCGGGCCTTGAGCGACGATTCGATGTCGCCGGGTTCTGCCACCTCGCTGCCCTTGAGATCGTTTCGGCGCATGAATTCCCGCCAGGCGGCCACGTCATGCAGTCCATTGGCGGCGGGTTTTGGCGCGTCCTTGCGCTTTTTCCAGGTGTTGAGCGTCTGGCGGCTGGCTCCCAGGATGGCTGCGAGTTCGACGTAGGATGCCGCGGTTGCCGGGGCTGCTCCACTTCCCGTGGCCAATGTCTGCAACATGGCCCGCTCGGCACGGGTCAACTTGCCGCCCTTCTGCACGCGACCCACGAGGTTTGCGAAGTCGCGGGAAAGCAGCTTTTTGGCGATGTCGGGGGATACGGCGTCCATCTGCCGCTTGCGGCGGCGTCAACCGGTCATTTGTGATCGAACAGATCAGGCGTTCCCTCGGTCAGTTTCGTTTGAATCAGCTTTTGCAGATCAGATTTGAGGACACCATACTTCGAGAGGAGCTTGGCCGCTTCCCGCAAATCATCATCCAACTCGCCGGTCATTTTGCCAAGGCCAGACGCTTCGATGTCTTCTTGCGATTCGTTCAACAGTGCCGCCACAGCATTAGGGCCTGCGAGGTTCACCGGTAGATCCAGGATTTTTGACCATTGAGGCTGCGAGATGCACTTGAGGGCAAGTTTGTTGATGAAGAGGTGGCCGTTTGCGAGCTTCATCACAATCGTATGTGTGGAGGGAAGCACTGTTGCGAGGTTCAGAATCGATCTGCCCGAAACACGAACCTGGCAGTTGGATGTTCCCTTCGCAGCAACCGCGATGGAACCTCCGCCCACTTCGATGTGGATGTTCGCGCCATCGAACGACAAGACCGCCTCCTCGCCTTTTCGTCTGGAGACCGTCTTGGCAAGCAATTTGAGACCCTTTTCGAGTGTGCCTCGTTGGATTTCGAGATGCAGTTGGTCGTCGTTCATCGCATCACATTTTGATCGGTGTCCCGATAAACGTGAGTATCGTCTGATGTTGTGTCAAGGTTGACGGGTTGGCATTGGCCATGAGCATTCCCGTGCATTGCGCCCACACCCGCCTCGTTGATCCGAACACGCTGAAACCCAACCCGGTCAACCCGAACCGGCACAGCGCTCACCAGATTCAGCTTCTCGCCTCGATCATCCAGGAGCAGGGTTGGCGCAATCCGGTCACCGTCTCGAAACGCTCGGGGCTGATCGTCCGCGGTCACGGCCGCCTGGAAGCCGCGCTCTTGATCGGCTGCGAAACGATCCCCGTGGATGAACAGGACTATGCCAGCGAAGCGGAGGAACTCGCCGACTTGCTTGCGGACAACCGTCTATCTGAACTCGCCGAACTCGATGAAGACGACCTGCGGAGGGTGCTCAAATCCATCGTCGACGCCGATCCCGACTTCGACATCGAACTGACCGGCTTCATGGAGGACGAGATCCGCAAGCTGATGGACGACGAGGCCAATCCGGAGGACGAACTCGAAACGATCCCCCGGATGGAATGTCAGGCATTCGAGACCCACGACTACCTCGTGTTCATGTTCCACGACCTGCGCGACTGGATGCAGGTGCTTCAACTCATGGGGGTGCGCGAGGTTGACTACTCGATCACCCGCAGAACCAAAAAAATCGGCATTGGCCGTGTGCTCCATGGAAAACGACTCATTGAACTCTGCCGCCGCGCCAGCATGGCCGGAATTCCGCCCCTTGAAACTCCGCCTGGTGATCCTGTCGCGGAGTCGAAGCCGCTCGATCACCAGTCACAAGCTGTTCCCGACGGCGACGCTGCTCGTTCCCGCAAGCGAGGCTGAGCATTACCGCCACACCGGGCTGGAAATCGAAACCATCCCTGACGAGATCGCCGGCATCAGCGCCGTGCGGAACTGGGTGCTCAAGCACTTCACCGATGACGCCATCGTGATGCTCGACGACGATATTTCCGCGTGCGTTTGCATGGTGAGCCTTCGTTGCCGGAAACTCTCCGTGGCCGAAACCATTGCAATGCTCGAAAACTCGGCGTGGTGTGCACGTGGAGCAGGGGCTCGGTTGTTCGGCTGGCACCAGCGGAGCGATCCGCGGCTTCTGCAACGCAACGATCCGTTCGGTGTGAACCACTGGGTCGGCGGTGCGGTCGGCGTGGTGCGCGATGAAAAAGGCGGCGTGCCGAAGTGGGACGAGCTGCTCAAGTGCAAGTGCGACATCGACGCCACGCTCCAGGAACTCATGGACAATCGTCTCGTCTGGAACGAGGCGCGATTCTGCTTTGTCCAGGAGCGCGACAAGAACCTCGGCGGCAACAGCCTGTTCCGCAGCGAGGAACGCATCGCCACCGAGAAGCGATACCTCAAGCGCAAGTGGAAGGCCCACATCCGCCTCGAAACCTACAAGAGCCAGGACCGCGTGGCGATGGATGCCCCACGCCGCCAATCGGTGAAGCTGTGACAAATGGCGTCCAATACTGCTTTCACCTCGTGTGCCAAACTGACAAGCTAACTGACGATGAGTTATCACTTACACACCAAGCGCGGATACAGCTTCCCGGCAGTGTCTAGCGCGATGCAGAAGGCGATCCGGCGCGGTGACGCAAAGTTGGCCGGTTATTGGGCACTAGAACTTTGGGCGAGCGGATTCGGCCAGTATGTCTGGCGGAGACTGCTCACCGTGAGCGCGGAAGACTGCTGGGGGATTCTCACGGCGGAGGTGAAAGCGCTGCACGACAGCTACACCGAGATCAATCGCAACAGTCCGGCGAAGGCACCGAAAGGCCGCATCTTCATTTCCAAGGCGGTGATCCTGCTCAGCCTCGCCAAGAAGAGCCGCGATCCCGACCACCTGCAAAACTTCGTCTATGACCAACAGGCTGGACTCGAACCGGAAACCCTGACCGACGAACTCGAACAGGCGGGCGAATACATCCCGATCCCCGACTACGCCTACGACCGCCATACGCCGCAGGGCCGCAAGATGGGGAAAACCAAAGCTGAGTTCTTCCGCGCCGAGCAGGACGCCCTGAATCCCTTCATCCCCGGACTGTTCGACGACCTGATCGATTCCTGATAAACCACCAACCCCGAGATCCCCATGGGCATACACCTGATGCAACCCCGCTTCGCGCTGGGGAAGATTTACGCCACACCCGGAGCGCTTGCGCTGGACGTGGACCTGACGAAATACCTCCGTCGTCACCACTGCGGCGATTGGGGCGATGAACTCTGCGCCGAAGACAAGGAGGCGAATGAGCACTCGCTGAAAGACGGCACCCGCCTGCTGAGCCGCTTCTCCACGCCGGGCGGATCGATCTACATCATCACTGAATGGGATCGGAGCGTGACGACCCTGTTGCTGCCGTCAGAATACTGATGCCACTCCGTTCAATCCGCATGCCAACGGTGCTTTTCCGCGCCTAACGGCAGACTAACACACGCGGAATGTGGATGTGAGGGCCGACCATATTGCCATCCCTTGTGCGGGGGCAGCGTGTCCCTACGGCTGATTACGCGGCACTCCAGAGGGTGCTGGTTTTGCGGTCATTCCATGGCCTGTTGATGGCCTGTTCAATCCGCATGCCAACGGCATCCAACGCCATCAAATGGTGTGAAAATTTGGTGCGAACTGGCGTGCGGATGGCGCGCGACAAACGACGCGGATGGCTGGCAGGAAGGAGGATGTCGGAACGCGGACAACCTGCGCCAACCGGCACCAGATCCCCATCCAGATCCACAGATGAAACCGCAAGATCCCAAAGCCGAATCCATCACCTTCGGAGTTGAACTCGAAACTACCATCCCTGCCGCGTCCGATGTCGGAGTAGGCGCATATCACTTCGGCACTTCCGTCGTCGAGGGCATTGAGACCGCAACCAACCAGCGCCTTAGCGCACCCACCTTTCACGGCAACTACTGGAAGGCCGAGCGCGACGGTTCCATTCTCGTCCATCCAGGAAGCAAGGCCTGCGAGTTTGTCTCGCCCATCCTCAAAGGCAGCGAGGGCGTCGAGCACCTGCTTCAATTCGTCGAGTGGGCCAACGCCATCGGGGCGAACGTGAACGGCTCGTGCGGCTGCCACATCACCGTGGGCGTGGAGTCCATCATCGGTTCCAACGAGCCGCAGGCATTGAGCGAATTTGCCCGCAAGCTCGCGCACATCGCCCGGTGGCACGCCATGAGCCTCTACGGCCAGACGGGCACCGGACGCCACCTGAACCGCTACAGCCACATGCTCGGCGACGAGGTGGGCAACTTGGTCAAGCGGATGGAGACGACCACCAATCTCACCGTGAAAGCCGACACCGCCACCCGCTGCGGACGGGGAATGGTGAACTTCAAAAAACTCTTTTCCCACGGTGTGATCGAATTCCGGGTGTTTGCCGGAACGCTCAACAGCCAGAAGTTGCTCCACCACCTCGCCACGGTGTTGGGGCTCTGCCGCCGCGCCGCCGAAATCGAATGCCTCGGCAGTTTTTCGAAAAACAAGGCGCAGGCGAAACGCACGGCCACCGCCACCAGCGCCCTGCGCTTTCTCTGGGATTACCTCGGATGGACCGGCAGCAAGCGCGAAGTCGCACTGGGTTTGTTCGGCCCCCTTCACTCCGAGTTCAAGACCTATCGGAAAGTCGCCGAACGGATGTGCCGCCGCTTCGATGAACGCTTCCCCTCCGCCAATCTCTAAAAGTCCCCTAACCGAAATCCAAAGCCATGTGTGTGATCCTTGTATGCCCTGAGAACGTGCGCCCTGACAGCGCCACCATCGCCGCCTGCCATGAGGCGAATCCCCACGGTGCCGGTGTGGCATGGCGGGAAGATGGAGTGGTGAGATGGTTCAAGGGAATCGAACCAGGAGGAATCGAACCGCTGATCGCCGGACTATCGGGTGAGATCGTGATTCATTTCCGCTGGGCGAGCGTGGGGGAGGTGACGCCGAAGCTGTGCCATCCATTCCCGGTTTCCGCCAAAGCCAACACCCGCCTTTCCGGCCAGGCTCGCGCCGTCCTGTTTCACAACGGCACTTGGGGGCAGTGGCGGGAAACCCTGCGGCGAATGCCACGGAACCGCATTCCCGACGGCCTGCTTTCCGACAGCCGCGTTGTCGCGTCCATGGTCGATCTCTGCGGCCCGGACGTCCTGGACCGGCTTCCCGGCCGCTGGGTGTTCTTCGACCGCGACTTCACCGAACTCTACGGCGACTGGAGCGACTGGCGCGGCATGAGGGCGAGCAATCTCAACTTCGCCCATTTGTTGAAAGCTCCCGCCCCTTCCCACTCCAAGCGCCGCCCCAAGCCCTTTCTCGATCTCCCGGACACCTGCGGCAACCCGGACACCTGAGTCCACCGCACGTGCCCACTCCAACGAAACCATGAACCAAAAACAGACACCATGAAGACCATGACCAAACCCGTCGTGCAGATCGGTGACCCCGTGAACCGCACATTCGAACCCGCCTTTGAGATCGACGCCCATGCCTTGTTGTGGGCGAGCGCCAAGGGCCGGGACTTCATCCCCGCCATCGCAACGATTGGCCGCAAGAGCTATCAGAACGGCCCCTTGCGCCAGGAACCGCTGCCGGACGCCCGCAAGTATCCGGTGCTGCGCGAGCGGATCGGCTATTGGGAAACCGCGCTGGAACTCGACGACCCCGAGATCCTCTTGGAAGCCGCCGTGACTTCGGCGCTCAACAGCTTCCACGACCTGATGGGCAACAACCCACTGGCGGCCGATCCGCATAAGTTCGTCGCCACCATCACCCAGGCCGCCCGCGAATGGGCGGAAGAATGCTTCAACACCGACCAGCCATGAAAGCCGTCATTCACTTTCACAACAGCACCGGATGGGGCGGGGTTTTCCCTGTCAAAACCCGTGAGTCAGTTGTTGAGCAGGCGGCCGTCACTCGCCATGAACCCAAAGTGATAGAAATGGAACCCCTCCTCACCGAGCAACAAGCCTGCGCATATCTGAAGACCTGCAAACGCAACCTCTACTGCTGGAGGATGGCCGGACTCATTCCCTACATCAAAATCGGGCGGTGCGTGAGATTTCGCCGTCCTGATGTCGATGAAGCCCTGCAACGCATGACCAACCGAAAGAAAGCAAAACCATGAAACGCACCTACAAACTGATCGCCAGTCGCGGCAATGACATCGTCTTCGATGATCGTCTCCAAGCGGACAGCCCCCGCGATGCACGCCGGGAAATGAAGAAGCTGCTCGGTCTCGAAAGCCTGAGTGGTATCGTGTATTCCATCACCGAAATCCCCGTCGATCTGATCCGCGAGATCGTGGACGCCAGGATTGCCGAGTTGGCCGGCGGAGCGCCGATTCAAACACCCGTGCCCGCTGACGTTGAGGCTCTGGTGATGGAACGCCTGAAACCGATCCTCCGCCGACTGGCCGCGCTGGAACAAACGCCCGAGCAGCCGGAACCTCCCGCCCGATTCGATCCGCTCGCCATCCTGACGGACACACCGCCCGAGCCGGACTGGAATCTGGTGAAACGCCACTTCCGCCGCTACGGGGATCCGGCCAAGACCGCCGCCAAATACAGCCTTGGCCTCCGCGAGTTGAACACCCGTGCCAGAAAGGAGGGATGGGCGTCATGATCGAGGTCAAACGCTACCGGAAACCCGATGGCTACGCGACCCGCTATTGGGGAATCTACGTGGACGGCGATTTGTTAGCCGTGGTGCTCTATCGGAAAGGAGCGATGGCCATTGCCGACCTGATCCTCACCACCCGCGCCGGAAAGGCGGCCAGTGATGCCGCGTAAGCCACCGGTTGCGCCCACCTGCTTTGTCCCGTCCTGTCCTGCGGATTTCGTGGGGCAGGCGGGCAAGGTGGCGGACGTCCTGATGCGGAAGGCCGGGCGTCTTCGGGCGAACCCGGATCAACCGCTCAAGTTGCTCGTGTCCGGCGCTCCCGGCATCGGCAAGACGAGTCTGGTGAACCTGATTGCTCGCACACTCGTTGCCCATCCCGCCGCCATCGAGGACGTGAACGGCAAGGAAGTGGGACTCGAACTCGCCCGCGAATGGACACGCTCACTCGCCTACCTGCCGATGATACCGCCACTGCGAGAAGAGAAAAGAGCACGGCAATTAGTTTGGTTTTCATTTTTCTGGCGAACGTAAAAGAGCACGCAACCCAATCAGCGGGTCGGGCGTCGATCACGGGGTTGAGGTTGGAATCACGGAAGAACATGCAAACAGGGCGGCTGATAGGGGTTTCTGTGTCTCGTCTTGTCGGCAACTTGATAGGCTATTCGATCAAGCCTCCAGCCTTCCACTTGTTCTTATCCAGCTCCGACGCGCGACAAGTGAAGATCGGAATCGACTTCTTCTTGCATTCATCGATCAAATTCTTGAGCTGCGTCTTCTCCTTGTCAGAGTAGGAAGATGGGTGGGTATAAACGATCCAGATTCCATTCTTCTTTAACTTGTCGGGAAGACCTTGAAAATATTCCATGATCTTGTTGGCGTCCATCGCTGAAGCACCCTCTTTCGGGGCAGGTGCCGATACGGTGAATCCTCCGCTTTGGTTGCTTATCTTGGCAACGCGATCTGGCAGCATGTGGAGTGATAGACCCTTGTTCCTTTCGAGTTGGGCGAACGCCACGAGTGTCGTGGCGAGGATGACGCAAACTGAGATTACATGTTTCATAGGTTTTTAGTATTTCTGCCGAACGAATAGGCCATCCACGGCGGGAATGGAAGCCCGAATTCAAAGAAGGACGAAGCCCGCCGTTGGAGGGAGTGTCTTGTTCGCCGTTTTTCATCTTCCCCAGGGTTCGTCTATCGGTGGTTCCTGTCCGCTCTCCAAATAAGACCTCTGTAGGGCCTTGTCCGATGGCCACTCAACATCCGGGGCGGCCACGAGAATCCGGAATGACCGGGGGAATCCTCCTCGAACTTCGTCATCCCACAAGAATTCGCGCACGGCGCTTCGTGTCTCTGGATCCTCACGAACAAGCGCTTCGGAAAACTGATCATCGCCAAGACTCGTCAATACCTCCTTCATATTCTCTGACATGCCCTCTGCATCCTCTCCTCCGTTGACGTAGGGCAGCATCAATTGATCTTTGGCCGCGGCAAAGGTCTTGCTCAAAGCCTCCCTATCGCCAGCCTTGGCTGCCTCCCTATACTTCCCGGAATCACGCCATGGCTGGCGAGTCGGGTCAGGAATCGGCGACTCAGGCGCGGTCCCACATCCAACCACCATTAGAAACGCGGCAATTGCGAGAAACTTCACTGACTGCATTTGGTTTGGGCGAACGTTTGATGTGATGTCACCGCGTCAAAGCGATGAGCTTGTCTAGCGAATGAAGATCTGTTGGGCTGTTGACATCTATTCTTGTTCGGCTTCTATCTATTCGTAAATTCAGAGAAAGCGATATCAAGATCCTCGATTGTTCTTCCAGTCGAATCTTTCAGTCGGATCATTACAGATTCGCTAGTCGCGCGAATCACCGAATAATCATCGAATTCACTTGGCAGCCTTTTGATTAGATAAAAGGATTTGGCTCCATCTCCGCGCGTTCGATCAATTCGAAGTGAATCGCGCCTGTATTGCTTATGGAACGCAGTTGTTACAATCTTTGATCCATCCTTCGCCTTTACAGGTGGTTCCTGAATCCAAACCGAAGAACAGTTTGTGAAGACAAGGACTGAGAATGCGGTTGCTAGCTTGGGTACAAGAGAGTTCATTTTCGTGATTCGGAAATTCTGCCGAACAGTCTATTAGTTCAGCGAAGGACACTATCAAATCGAATAGCTCCGTCGCAAGTCGGAATTTTGGATCTGGCTGGTATTGATTATCAGGCTATTGCAGGTTTATTTCAGTATGATTGATGGATTGGATGGCTGGAATTTCAAGAAGTCTTCTACAACTGATATCGGCTGGTTCCGATCGTTGGCTTTTTGGAACACGAAGAGGTCGGTAAGAGCGAAGCATTCGCATTTCAATTGTCGAAAATCCCGCTGGATCAGTTGTGCGGCCTTGGGTTGGCTTGACGCAGGCAAATGAACACAACGAGGAATGTCGGGGCAGGCACCGGAGATTTCAGGCATGCACTTGGCTTCAGACCACTAGATTTCTAGCAGAAATGGTGACAAAACAAGCGTTTGAAGTGCTCGCAACCCGTTGACCGTGAACAGGAAATCTATTTACGAGGGTGACAAAGTCCTCGGGTCTCCCCACCCCCATCCAAATCCTATGAAAGGTGCCTTTTTCAACTTTACACTTTTTTTGAGTGTTCTGATAGACGAAATCGGGGGCGGAGACTGCCAGTAAAGACTCGCAAGCAATTGAAAAACAATGGAATAGGATGATTGAGAAATCCAGATCTAGCAGAAATCCGGGATTTCCGGAGGTGTAAAGTCAGTAAAGTAAACCCCCAAAAAGTGTAAAGCGGGGCGGGTTTTTCGGGCGGCGAAACCGTGGGCCACGAAGGTCAGGAAACCGGCCCGTCCGGGAAGGCAATCCGGGGCTGCCAGCCGAGTTCCACCCCGACGGCCCTGATCGACGCGAGGGTTTCCGGAACGTCCGCCGGATGGGGCGCTTGGTGCTCCACCAGTGGCGCTACGGTTTTCGTGGCGGCTGCCAGCATGTCCATGACGGAGTGGTTTTTGCCGGTGCCGACGTTCAGGACGGCCGATCCGGGACCAGGCCAGTGAAGCGCCAGTTCGACCGCCCGGGCAACGTCGGAAACATGGGTGAGGTCGCGGCGTTGACTGCCGTCGCCGTTGATGACGACGGGTTTGCCTGCTTCAATCCGGCGGCGGAACGCTTCCAGGGCAAGGTCTGGGCGCTGGCCGGGACCCCAGACGGAGAAGAACCGCAACGCGAGGAAACGCAGACCGTGGAGGCGGGAGTAGAGTCGGCCCCAGTGCTCGCCGTGGAGTTTGGTCAGCGCGTAGGGGCTGCACGGGTCGGGCGTTGCCGATTCCTCGGCCGGCAGCGGTGTGTTCGGTCCATAGACGCTGGACGACGAGGCGAACACGAAATGGGGCGTGCCGAAGCGGCGACAGTGATCCAGAAGGCGGAGAGTGCCGACGACGTTGGTGATTTCGTAATCCATCTGGCGGTCCATCGAGGGGCGGACACCGGCGAGCGCGGCCAGATGGACGACGGCATCGAAGCCACCGTTGGGCAGCATTCCCTGGCGAATGTCGCAGGCGTAAATCCGGACGCCGACGGGAAGCGGTTCCTTCGGTGGCATCTGATCGAGGGCCATCACCTTGTGTCCCGCCTCGTGGAGCTGGCGGACGACATGGGTGCCGATGAAACCCGAGGAACCGGTGACAAGGACGGAGAGCGGTTTTGAATCCATGCCCCGCGCCGGGAGTCAACCGGCCTGGCATTGAGCCGGAAAGCCGAATCCATGGCGGTTGCTGAAGTGCCCGATGATTCAGCAAACGGCTCGACGGGCATGTGTTGGTTGTGCTTTGGTGATGGGCACAATGAACGCAGACCTGCTCAAAAGATACCTGAAGTATGCCAACACAGAAGAGGCATTCGCGGTTCTTTTTGTAAAGAAGCACGTAGGCCAAGCTAAGGGCCATTGGGTGGATGTGCTTGGTTGCCGTCGATTTGAAGAATCACCGGATAAGCTGCACTTCCGGTTCGTCATGTGCGGCCTCTACAAAAGGAAGCTTCATCCAAACTATCCGCCTGAATCGGCATTCACAGTCGATGGCAGATTTGATGAGCAGAGGTATCATCAGATGGTGCGGGCTATCACATGGGAAACCGCTCACATGGACATCCAACAGCAGAAAGCAAAAAAGGTGGTTCCCGTGAAATTTCGGATCACCGGCGTGTTTTACGAGAAAACGAGAAGCCTCGGTGATTACTTCCTTGATGATGCACCGCCTGAGATCAAGGCGCTTGCAAACAATCTCTCAGATCGAACGAATCCGTTGTGGGACGCTGCCATTCGCTACGTCAGACCCACGGAGTATGTTTACGAGATCAAGCAGGTGCGCAAGATCCAGCACCCCCGACCAAAACCACCAGTCTGTTGAGGTTCTCTGCCGTCAGCTCGTTTGGGCCAAGGCGGACGACGCGCCATCCGGCCAACGACGCTTCGAGGTATTTTTCCAGGTCTGCGGCGAATCCCGCCCCGCGGTTGTGACGGCCGTTCACGTAGATGCCGCCTTCGATTTCGATCAGGGTGCGGGATTCCAGGTGGGCGAAGTCGGCTCGCCAGCGACGGGTCAGATGAAATCGGAACTCCTTTTCCAATGGCGGACCATCCAGCGCCCGCCACAGCAGTTCAAAGTGCTTCTCCAGCCTGCTTGGCGGTTTGGCACCCCGGAACACCATGCGCGGGCGGGTCGGCATCAGAGGGGCAATTTCGCTTGGTCAGGATCGTCGATGGAACACTCGATTTCGTCGGTGATCACTTTGGACACGCGGCACGTCACCTTGAGCTTGGTGGGCGAGTGCGAGCGGTCAAAAGTCACGCGGAACCCGAGGCTGAACTTTCCGTCATCGGCGCTGTCCTCGGCTTCATCGAAGTGGGCGTCGAGGAGTTCCTTCACCGCATCGACAGCGGCTTGGCATTCGGCGGGTTTGGTGTTCATGGCTTGAGGTTGCGGAGGGATTCTTCAATGCGGCGGAGCGTGGCCATTACCGAGGCGTTGTGATCGGCGAGGGTGCGTTTGCGCTCGTCGCTGGCCTTGAGCCATTTCGAGATCGTGCCGGCCGCGCCGAAGGTGATGGCGATGAAGCCGACGAAGGTGAGGATGTCAGTGAGCAGGTTCATGGCTTGATGTTGCGGAGGCGTTCTTCGATGCGGTCGAGCGTTTTGGTGACTTCCTTGCGGAACTCCTGGAAGAACCAGACGGTTTCGATGGACTTGATGACGGCGAGCGTTGCTGCTGCTGTGCAAGCGGCCAACCCGATGATGGTGAAGAATGTCTGCATGGTGGTTTGGATATGGTTAGAGTTGGTTGTAGATGGAGATGACTGGTTCGAGGTCGCGTTTGATGGCGGCACGTTGTTCGTCGGTGGCGTCGGACAGAAATCGGTCTGCCTGCATCCGTTTCCACCAGACGACGAGGCGGTTCACGAATGGGATGTGGTTTTCGATGCCCTTGTCGGAGTCGTCGGGTTCGAGATCCTTGTCGGTGGCGACGCGGCCAAGGTTGAGCGATTTGCGCAGGCGGCGAGTGGACATCCGGCGTCCGGCATCCTCTTCCGCCACGCATGCTTCGATCCAATCCCTCTGGTCGCCTTCGGGGAGTTTAGCAACCAGTCGGTGGTGTTCCCACGAGAGTCGTTCGGTGCGCAGCGAATACGGAATGTTGCGCGAAACATAGGCGTAGTTTTGCAGAGTGGAGAGGTCGAGACCGGTTGCTGCGATGGCGAGCTGATAGGATGCGGAATCCACTCTCTTGTCGGGGAAGCCGTCGGTGCCGAACAGACTTTGGCCATAGACGAGCCAGTCGCCGATGATGAATCCGATGGAGCGGGCGGCCTGGCCGATAGAGTTGGCAAGTTCGCTCCACTCCTCGAAACTCAGTTCGCTGGTGATCTGCATGCCGACCGGGCTGATGCTGACCTTGGGATTAGGAAGAAGGATGGGTGCGTTCATGGGATCGGGTGGATCGGATTCGGGCGTCGCGATACCGCTTGCGGGCTGTCAACGAGCGCATGGCGCGGGATGGTGGAAGATCGAGCAGTTCCGTTAGCTCGACGCATCGTTTGGAAACCGCGGCCCGGGTGACTCCGTGGCGTTTGGCGATTTCGGTCATCGACGAGCCGGTGTAGGAAAGGCCGCTGACCAGGGCGATGCACTCTGCGGTGAGGCGGGCGTTGTCGTGACAGAGGATTTCGGCCACCACGCGGCGGATCGCACTATGGACGGATTCGCTGTCGCAGGTTTCGTTGGCGGGCTCCGGCTCTGGATCTGGAATCAGTGCCGGGTCGTCACCCTCGCGCATGAGCGGGCTGTCGGCGGCATCACCCTTGGCGGAGCCGTTGCCGTGGTGCGCGAGGGAAGGGGACGCGAGTCCCTGGGCTTCGAGTTTGCGGCGTTCGTCAGGCGGCAGGGAATCGATCCACGCCCGGTATTCGCGTTCGTATTCGGCGTCGCGGGCCTTCTGTTTGCGTGAGTAGTCGTCGGAGTTCATTTTTCGGCCCAGGTGGTGCAGACATTCGCTTCAACTTCGACCGGCACCTCGGGGAAGAGGGCGGCCATGGCTTCGACCATTGCGGTCGTGATGATTTCCCGGCACTCGTCGGCGGATTCCTCGCGGCACTCGACGACCACCTCGTCATGGACGGTGGAGACGATGCGGGCGGATTTTGGCAGCCGGTCGTGGATCAGAATGAGGGCGTGTTTCATGCCGTCGGCGGTGCCGCCCTGGACCGGGGTGTTGACCAGCGCGGTGAAGCGTTCCCACTCGCTGGCGGTTGTCGGAATCAGTCGGCGGCGGCCGGTGCGCGTGCGGACTTCGGTGACGCCCGATTCTGCCTGATTGTGGCTGGTGCCGTGCCACTGGCGGAGACGCGAGTAGGTGCGGAAGAACGTGGTGCGGATTGCAAACGCTTCTTCTTCCTCCATCGTCACGCCGTAGGAGGTGGCGGCGTATCTAACGAGGCCCGGGGCGGATTGGCCGTAGATGAGGCCGAAGTTCACCGCCTTTGCCAACTGTCTATCCGATTTCGTCACCTGATCCTCGGGTTTGTCGAGCACGGTGGCGGCGGTGAGCTTGTGGAGATCGGCACCGGACTTGTAGGCGTCGATCATCTTGGTTTCGCCCGCGATGGCCGCAGCCGCACGCAATTCGATCTGCGAGTAGTCGGCGACGATGAGGCGTTTGCCCTCGGGTGCGGTGAACGCTTCCCGCATCTCACCCCGACCGATGTTCTGGAGGTTCGGCTCCTTTGATGAGAAGCGACCGGTGGCGGTGCCGAGTGGTTCGAAGCGTCCGTGGATACGGCCGTCTTTCTGAATGTGCCCGACCAGTGATTCCGCCTGCTGGGCGCGTTTGCTCGCCTCGCGGAATGCCAGCACCAGGGGAACCAGGTGTCCGTCGTCCGCGGCTTTGAGCGCCTCCTCGGCGGTGGATTCGAGTTTGAGGCCTTTGGCGCGGAGGGCGGCAAGAACCTGGCCGGGACTGCCCGGGTTGATCGCCGGGTTGCCAAGCGCCGTGCGCAGATCATCGGCGGCCTGTTGGGCGAGGCGGTCGGCTTCGGCGGCGATGGATTCGAGTTTGCCGCGATCCAGATGAATCCCCGTGGCTTCCATCCCCACCACGCATGGCAGGAGGTTGCTTTCGAGCGCCCACACGGTGTCCAGACCGGCCGCCTCCAACTCGCTTTCCATGGTGCCGAGCAGGTCGTGGAGATAGGCCACGTCGCGGGCCGCGTAGGCGAGCTGGTCATCGGTGAGCAGCATGGACGCCCAATCGGAGCGGCTGTGATCGGCGGCGGGGGCGATGCCGAGGTATCGTTCCAGGCATTTGTCGAGGTCGTTGCCGGGTTTGGTGCCGGCCACTAGCAGACGGGCGGCGGTGAGTGTGCAGTGGACGCGCTTGGCAATCAGCCCGCACTTCACCCGCAACCAGAGCAGGTCGAACTTGGCGTTGTGGGCGACGATGCCCGCCTCTTCGAGGATCGGCTTGAGCGGGCCGAGATCATACCCGACGGCCCGGAGGTCGATGGTCCAGATGGTGCCACCGTGACGGCAGAGGGTGAGCAGGCGGATGTCGCCCTTCCATGGGTCAAGTCCGTCGCCCTTGCGTTCACCGTAGGTTTCGATGTCCAGTGCGATGCGGCTGGCGTCCTTGAGGTCGAGGGCGATGCTGTCGAGGTCGGCGCGGAGGGAGCAGAAAACTCCTCGCGGGGACATGGGGATATTTGGGGACGTTTGCCTATCACCTATATAGAGATCATTTAATGCACTCTGTTTTTTATTTTTTTCATCGTCATTTATTTCTCTTATATAAGCCGTATGAGAATGTCCCCAAATGTCACCATGTCCCCGCGTGTTTGGCTCGGAAGATGGCTCGATGGGACGTGTGGGGAGTTCTCCTTCACCCTCGCGGAAAAATCGGTAATCGGCGCGGTTCTTTGACGACTGTTTGATGCGGAACGTGATGCCGCCGAGTTCGCGTTTGTCGAACTTCACGACGAGCTTGCCGAACTTGGTTTGGCCCTGCCGACTGGCGAAATCGATCCAGTCGAACAGCTCATGAATCTCTTCGTTTTGTTGAACGAACTGTTGGAAATCCGGCTTGCGAATCATGGTGTCGCCGAAGTGATCGAAAGCCAGAATGAAGAAATCCCGCATCGCCTTGGTGGCCTGGTCGCCGGACGACTGGCTGTCTTCATGCGGCAGGCACGGGTCGGGCAACCCGGCGCAATGGAGAATACCGCCGACCACCTGCCCCCATTCCGGGAACGAGGTGAATGGCGACGGCCCAGGCGGGCACCCCCGGCGCACCCATTCGGAAACCAGCGCGGAGACGGCTGATAGAAGTTCCGAGCGGTGGCGGCGGACCCAGCCCTTGATGTCGATATGGCGGTAGCGGTGGCCGTTGATGTCGTCGGGCGAGAATCGCAGACGGATGCGGCGGCAGCGGCGTTCGATGTCCGGCTCCCAGGTGGCGTTGTTGGCGGAGAACGAGAATTCGGTTTCGTTGGGCAGGGTGAGCGTTTCACTCACGCCGAGGCGGCGGTCCTCCCAAACGCCCGAGTTGTCGGTGGCTGCTTCGAGCGAGGCATAGCGGACGTGCCCCTTCATGTTGGCCAGGTGGAAGAAACGGCTGCCGGCCATCAGCGCGGAGGTGATGCGTTTGCGCATTTCATCGTCGCATTCCTTGGAGAGCGGGGCGCAGATGATCGACCGGCCGGTGTAGGCGATGTGGGTGAGGTCGGCGCAGGTGTCCTTGCCGCAGCCTTCGCGGTTGCCGTCGAAGATCCAGAGGGGAGTGCGCCGCCAGCCCATCAGTCCGCGGCAGAACGGGGTGATGAACCGGGCCAGGGCATGAATGCGCGATTGTTCGTCATGCCACCAGAACCCGCCATGCTCGGGCAGACCGAAGAGATCCTGGAGCAGCCAGCGCAGGGCCTCGCTGTGGCCCATCGTCTTGAGTTGTGGCGCGTGCGGGTTGAGCCAGGTTTCGAACCGTTCGTCATACCCCGGTTTCGGATAGACGAGCTTGCCGTCATCGGTGAGGTGGGGAACCGGCACGTCGAGCACGCGGCGGATGCGCGGCAGGCACTCACTGAAGAACCCGTTGACCAGCGTGATGCGGGCGTCCTGTTCGCTCATGCTTTTGGGGACGA